GCCCGCCGGCCGATCTGCGCCAGGGCGAAAGCGGTCGTGCGCTGCATCTCCTCGGCGATTGCCGCCACCGCCTCCTGGTGAACCTGCGCGAAGAGGGCCCGCTGGGGCTTGCCGGCCTTGAAACCGGCCAGCCTCACTCCTCTCGCGCCTTGGTCTCCGAAGGCCATACCACGCTGATAGGCGCCAGGGACATTGGCCGCGATCCACGCTGCCGACTCATCTCCGAGCCGCACCAGGACTTCTTCGTACTGGCGGAGCAGAGCCATCGCCCGCTGGCGCGAGGCGAGGGTTGCTGCAGCCTGGGAAAGGATGTCGAGCGCCTCGGCCGCCGCCCGCCGATAGATCGCGACCAGCGAATCTATCTCACCGCCGAAGGCCGCCCTGAACTGTGCAACCTGGCGGCGCGTGACGTAACGGGGCATGGGCTATGCCTGCTGGTTCGGGTTGGCGGCCGGCCGCTTCGGGTTGCCGCCCGTGAGTGCGACGGCCTGACCAGTCTCCTCGGCGATCCGGTTCATCTCGCCTTCGACCGCGTCCGGACTATCCAGCCGCCGGATCGAGGATTCGACCGAGGTGTTGCCGGCCATCAGTCGTTCGCTCTCCATCCGGACCATCTCCACCATGTCCTCAGGCAGGCCATCCGCCCAGGCGATGTTGACCGGGCAGGGTTCATAGCCAGCGCCACCGTGCTCCTTCTCGAGCAGTTGCGCGGCGAATAGCGCGCTCTTCAGCGCCTGATCGAAATAGAGCCGCTTGCGGTTGATCTTCGCGATGGTGCGGATGAGCCGCAGCCGCAGCGCCGTGCCAGACTGGGCGACCCCGAACTTGTCCAACCCGAAGATGCTCGGCCCGGTCTCGCTGAGGATGAAAAGCAGTTCGAGGAGGCGGTCAATCTGCGAATAGGCGGCTTGGAGCGACGCGTCCCATGTGACGTAGACCGGGATCTGCTCACCCGCTTCCAATGGGACCAGGTCGAGCTTGTACCGATCAATCTTATCGTCTTCCGTCATCATGCTTGGCGGGACTGCCAGCTTCGGAGAGACGTGTTTGTCCAGCACCATGTCAATGGCGCTGTGCCGGTTGTTGAGCGCTTCGATCAGCGACTCCAGCCCGACGAAGTCGCTGATGCCCCAGAACCGCGAGCCATAGCGGAAGTTCGGGATGTGGAAGAGCGGGATGAAGGGCAGGCCGGTCTCGACCTCGGGTGCCAGGTCCTTGTACTCCTCCAGCGTGTCGATCGCCACCTCTTCGACCTTGCCCGCCCCCGGGCCGGTGGCCGTGCGCCGAAAGAGCCGGTTGCGGATGATGCCTGGCTCGTGCTCCTCGACCCGGACATAGGAGATGGTGCGCTTCGTCGGATCCGGATCGGCCTTCAGCCAGGCGAGCGAGGCGCGCTTGACCTGCCGCACGTTGTCCTCGCTCAGCTCCGGGAAGTAGATGGAGGCCGGCACCTCCTCGATGATCGCCTCCGGCTCGGCTTCGGCCTGCTCGGGGTTGCGCACTCCCCACCGTGCCTTCAGTACCGCATCGCCCCGGAAGCTGGCCGCCAAGGCCGCCTCGTAGCCGAGGAGGTGCAGGCCGTTGCGCTCCACCAGGCCGCCCACCGCCTCCTGCGCCTCCGCGTTCCCCTCGTCGGTCACCAGGTAATCCGCCGGCTCGCCGAAAAGCATGTCCGCGCTCAGGGTCGAAAGGACGGCCGCGAAGTTGGCCGTGATGTAGCGTGTCAGCTGGTAGGGCCCGCCGGTCTTCACGTTGAACACGGTGCGGTGCTGAGCCAGGAACAGGTTCTCGAAGCGGCCATAGTCCTTGATCCGGAGATCGTGCCCGGCCGGTGGGTACTGCGCCCAGTTGATCATCTCGACTCCTCTCAGAGCGAAAGGCGAGCCGTCCGCACCTGGCGGATCGCGGCTCGCCTCGTCATCTCACGCTGGCGACCTATTCGGTTGGCTGAAGTCTAGCCAGTGGCCCAGCCCCTGTCAACGGCGGCTGGGTCTGGTCGAGCAGGTAGAATGCTTCGCGCTTGAGCACATGCACTGACTTCGGAGCGCCATCGCGGACTGCCACCTCAATGGTAAGCCGGCCGGACCCCCCGCCCATCGCGTCGATCTCCCGCGCGACGGCCTCACATAGGTTCCGCCAACAGGTCTCTCGCCCCGCCTCCGGCCTGCGCGGCATTCCCCCGTCCCTGGCCACTCATCTCACCCGATCGAACTGGCACTCCGGTCCATGCACAGCACTTCCTTGCACTCGCACTCCGGGCACTTGGACTCGCGGACGCTGACGCCTTTCTTGAAGACGCCGTCGCCCTCGTATCCACAGTTGCCGCACCTGACCTTCACCGTATAGACGCTTCCTGCTGGGGCCGTCATGAGATCTCCTTTCGATCTACCATCCCGGCGGTTTGTTCGCCCGCGCCTCGAACTGCCCGCGCTTGCGAACCTGCCAGGCGATCCCCGCCGCCATCACCCGATCGTCCCGGGCGCCCGACTGCGCCTCCTGCGCCCCATTGTCCTTGGTCACGAAGCTGAAGCACTCATCCACCAGCCCGGTCGAGTTCAGGATGATGTGGCCATTGGCGATCGCCGCCGCCAGTTCATCCACCAGAATCGGCTTCGTCTGCGCATCGGTCGGCCAGCCGAGGATCGGCGTCGCCGCCCTGGAGTGCGCATCATACCGCACATGTTGGTAAAGTCGGGGGTAATGATAGGTGTGCCGGAGTGTGTTGAGGGTCGAGTGCCCGTGATTGTTCCGCTCGATCCCGACCAGGGCGGTGTTGTACCAACGGCCCAGGGCATCTACCAGATGAGCGAACCGCTCCGGCGTGACCCAACCATGCAACTCCGCTACTTGCTCGCAGGTCTTCCGCTCCATCACGAACGCGCAGCTCGCATCCCGCCCCTCGATTCCCTCTCCAATGTCGGCGCCGATCACATAGCGCTCGCCGGCCTCTGGGGGCCGCCAGACCAGCAACTGCGCCGGCGCCATGCTGACCGCCTCTTTGCGGCCGTTCGCTAAGCTCGGCCGGACCTCGGCTCGCCGCGCCGCCGCCCGGGCCTGCTGTGCCTTCAGCGCCTCGGTGTCGAAGCAGCACCGCCCGCTCGCCAGGAAGCAGGTCACGTCCGATTCTGGATATTGCTCATCGAACCGGCCCCGCAAGTCAGCTTTCTTCTGGCGGCGCCACTTGATCTGCCCCAGCCTCAGGCCATAGTCACGAATCAGGCCGATCTCATCCTGGGTCAGTGGGCTGACTTCACCCATATGTGTGCGTTCCTTTGCAGTGAGCGTGTGCCGCCAGATGATCGCGTTGGCTTGCCATCACCTCGAGGTTCTCAGGGCGGTTATCGTCTTTGCGCCCATTGCGGTGATGAACGACCTCCTCCGCGGTGAGGGGACGAGCCAGATGGCGCTCCATAACGAGGCGGTGCTCAAGCATGTATCCCTTGTGATCCGCACGGGGGTGGCTGGGCATGTATATGAGTACATAACCGTCGCTTTGTCGAATCCGTCCACCCTTGTAATTCGGACTGCGGCGACCCTTCAGCTTCCGCGAGATGCGTGCGCCCGTGAGCTTCACGGCTTCCTGTCTGGGCCTACATCGGATTCCCATGCATTTCAGTTGATACCAGACCGCGCCGCCACTCATGCCAAGGGCATCCCCTATCTCGTGGCAGGATTGTCCGTCCCTGTACATCTCTGCGAAGACTGGTCTCAGGGCCGTGCCACGAGGCCCAACTGCCGCAACTGCTTTCCCCATGCCTGTTCCTCTTCTGGCGTAACTCGGAGTGTGTATCCAGGATCCTCCCACCACAGGTAGAAATGCGTGGAGAATCGCGTCGCCCCTTCTTTTGCCTGTGTCCAGAGTTCGTGGAAAGCATTTCCCATCCCATTGGCGGTGGATTCCAGCACCACCCGGCCGCCGGCCGGCACCGCCTCGAGCAGACCGGCCAGGGATTCATCCGGATGGGTCCACCGACTGACCTCGGAGCAGTGCAGGTTGTTGATCGTCAGGCCGTGGCCGAACCGGGTCGAACCGGCGGTCCCGACGTAGTAGGTCGAGCCGATCTTCGGCCAGAAGAGCTCGCCCTTGCGGTCATACTTGGGCTGGCCCACCTCTGCCCTCTCCCGTGCCGGCAGCCGCTCCCAGAAGAGACGCACGATGCGGAAGATCAACTCGCTGGAGTCGTAGTCATGCGCCACCAGTACGCTCGTCGTGTTGGGGCGCAGGATCGTGTCCGCGAAGAAGAGACCGCTGACGAGGGTGGTGAAGCCCAGCTGGCGGGGCTTCAGGATGATGTCCCAGGGCGTGCGATAGCCGTAATAGTCAGCCTGTGCCCAATTCAGCAGGAACGGAACGACCTGCCGCGCCTTGGTGCGAATCCAGAGGTTCGCCTCGATCCAGGGCCGCGGGTCACTGACGCGGGCCGTTCGGCTTTCGAGCCTTTCGCCCATTCGTTCCAGCGGGCCGGTTTCGGCCGCCCGTAGCAGGGCCGCCGTTTCGGCTTCGGAGTTCGGCTTTGACCATCCCGAGGAGTTTGTCCGCCTCCTCATCGCTGAGGTCCCTGACGCTGCCGTCACTGAGAATCACCTCCTCCGCCGCCCGGTCCAGCAGGCCCAGGGATTGCCGGATCTCGATCTCCCTGGCGATCGCCTGCAAGAGCACCGACATCAGCCGGGCCCTGACCGTCGTTCCCCGCGGCTCAGATAGGAGATCGGACCAGGCCTGACGCTGGACCGCGCGGCACTGTTCGATCACCTCGATACTCGCGTCCAAGGCCGCATTCTGCTCGGCCGCGGCCTGCTTCATATGCTCGCGGCGATGGGTGCGCATCTCGGCGAGGTCCGATTCGATCGTGCTACGCGCAAAGCCAAGCTGACCTACGATCTCGGAGATGTCGAGCTGATGGACGACGCGCAGGCGCCACGCCTTCCAGCGTCGCTCCTGGATCGCCTGTTTCTTCTCCTCGGACGTCTCGCGTGCCATGTCTCTGGATGTCCGGTTATGTCCGACGCCGCGGCGGCCGCGCAAGACGGCCCGACTCCCCCTGCTGGCTCGCCGGAAGCCCTGCGAATGATTCCCACCGCTGAAGGATCACATCGCAGTAGCGCGCATCCAGGTCGAAGCCGTAACAGCGCCGGCCGGTCCGTTCCGCCGCCATGATGGTCGTGCCGGAGCCAAGGAATGCATCGACCACCAGTTGCCCCGGCTGGGTGGCATTCTGGATAGTACGCTCGATCAGCAGCAGGGGCTTCATGGTCGGGTGCAGATCGTTCACCGCCGGCTTGTCGTGCTCCCACACCGTGCGCTCATTGGTGGGCCCATGCCACCGTGGCGCCTTGCCCTGCTTGAAGGCATAGAAGCACGGTTCGTACCAGTGCTTGTACTGCGCGAAGAGCGCGCCCGCGCCATTGTTCTTCACCCACACGATCAGGTTTCGCTCTTCCCAGCCGGTGCCGGCCATGCACTCGAGGACGCTGCGGAGATGACTGCTCGCAAACCAGAGGTAGAGAGGGGCCTTGTCATCGGAGTGCTGGTGAGCAAGCTTGAGGCTGCTCGTGAGTAGAGTCCGGTACTGCTCCGGACTCAAGTCATCCCAGTAGGCATCGCCGGCTTCGACGCGGGTTCCGCGGCGGCGCTTCCAGATCCGCTTCTGCTGGGCCGCGCGCCCGCCCACGTAGTTGATCCCATAGGGCGGGTCGGTGATTACCGCCTGCGCCTTCTCCCCCGCCATCAACTTCTGCCAGGTCTCCGGGTCGGTCGCGTCACCACAAAGCAACCGGTGCTTGCCCAGCTCCCAGATCTCGCCAAGGTGGACACGGGTCGGGCCCCGCCGGCGTTCCGCCTCCGCCATAGCCTGCTCGGCATCGAAGGTCTCTTCCCGGTCACGCTTCCCTTCGGTCTCCAGTTTGGCCAGCAGTTGCCCGAGGTCATCATCGCTGAACGCCGAGGCCAACAAGCAGGCCTGGGCATCGAGCGCCTTGAGCTGCTCGGCCAGCAGCGCTTCATCCCGGACCGCGAACTCGTGCGTGCGGTTGTCGGCGATGGCAAAGGCCATCGCCTCGGCCTCCGCATCGTCCACCCAGATCACCGGGATCCGGGCCAACCCGAGTTGCTTCGCCGCCCGCCAGCGCGTATTGCCCGCCTCGATGTATTTCGTCCGGCGGTTTACCACGATGGGCTGCCGGAAGCCGAAGCGGCGGATCGAATCGGCCACCGGCCCGATCGCCGCCTCGTTCACTCTCGGGTTCTTCGGATTCAGATGCACCTGGTCTATGGCCACCATCTCGATCTTCGGCCCCGTTGCCATCTCAGAGACTCCCCTGAAGTGCGGAAAGAGTTTCCTGCGGGCTATGCCCGCCGGTCACTCCCCTGCCAGTTTCAGGGGTGTGTCTGGGGAGGCCGTGCATCAACACGGCCTCCCGCTCCCTACCTCATGCGACTGCGGCTCTGTGTTCCACCTCGACCGTCGGCCGCAGGTACGGCCTCAGCGATTCCTTGATCAGGTACTCACGCCCGCTGGTCTGGAGTACCCGCAGCATCTCCAGCGTCCAGTAGCCCCAGTCAATCTCATGGGCGAGCGGGTGGTGGTTCAGCTTGCCCACCCGCCATTCGTCCACCCAAGGCGATAGGTCTACGATCAGCGCGATCGCCTGCTCTGGCACGATCACCGGCTCGACGCTCACCCAGGTCGGGATCCCCAGGGCGTGCGCCATCCTGATCGCCTCGATCCGATCAGCGACAGAGGCGGCTCCCGGCTCCCAGTGCAGGCGGTCCGCGTCGTCCGTCCAGCAGAGCGTGGTGCCGAAGGCGCAGCCGGGTCCTGTCAGCAACGGGAAGTCGCGGCTCGCCCTCATCCCGCCCTTGGTCAGCACGTGGACCGGGATGTCATGCTCGCGCAGGATGGCGATCGCCTCCCGCGTCGTCTCGTGGTCGGCTTCACCCGGCTGATAGGGATCGCACGTGAAGCAGAGGAGTACCGGATCCCTGCTGCCGGCACGGCGCTTCGCATCGCGCTGCAGCGCCTCGAGGATCCCCGGCCGCGGCCGGCCACTGGCGTGGAAGTCCTCCGGCGTCAGGCGCAGACACCCGGGAGCATAGCAGTAGAGGCACCCGTGGGTGCAGCCGCGGTAGAGGTTCACAGCGAGTGGCGCGTACTCCCTGGCGGCCCCGGTAGGTTCGTAGACCGCCCTCATGCCCCGATGATCTCCCTGATCTCGACCATCCTGGATTCTCGGCGCGCCAACGCCATGCACTCGCGCAGGTTCCTCCAGTGGATCGCGATGGCTCCGTCTCTCAGGGCCGCCTCCGGCCTCGAGCCGAAGACATCGTAGTGCGGGTGGAATCGGTCCCGCTGGAACCAGAAGCGTTGCAGACCGATGCGACGGGCGAAGTCGTGGAGCTCCGGCGTATCCGCCGAGACGATCTGGCCACGCTCGTTCGCCCCGAGTTCGGCCATCAGATGGATTCCATCGTGGAGATAGATCATGCCACCCCCTCCGCCACGCGCTTGCCCCTCACCGGGAGCGGCAGTTCGACCTCGGCCTCCCAGTGCCCCTGCCCCGGGACCATCAAGAACGATCGAATCGCGCCCCCGCTACCCGCGTTCTTGATGGCGGCGAGTTCAAGGATTCCCTCGAGCGCCCCTTTCAGCACCAGCGTCGCGGCCGGCCGGGCCTCCCCCTGGACCGGCCGCGGGCGCGCTTCGATCCGCTGCACCAGGCAGGTCATCGCCCCCTTCACCTCACGCACTCGCCCCTTCGCCAGTTGCGCCCGGAGGTCCGATACCACCTTCCGAATGAGCCGGGAGAACGCGGCCCGACCCGGCGCCGATCGCTGGTCATTGGCCCGCAGGATGGCACGGCGCAGCTCCTCCTGCCGGTCTTCGGCCTGCCTCATGCGAGAGACCAGCTCATCGCCCAGAGGGATGCCCTTTGCCACCGCGTCCACCAAGGCGCTGATCTCGCGCTCGGTCTCGGCGAATCGGAGCCGGAGCTGGTCGCCCTCCTGCCCCGATCTGGGCCGGCGTCTAGGTGCACGCGCCGCGACGTTCGCTTCGAGTCGCTTCACCATGGCGGGAGCGGCAGCCAGGTTCTCCAGTTCATGCAGCACCGCGGCCTCCGCCCGTCGAGCGCTCACAGTCAGGCGGCTATCACACACCGAGTCGCCTCGCTGCTGGCGCGCCGCGCAGACGTAGGTGTCCTTGCCGCTCAGCACCATGTTCGCACCGCACTGGCCACACTTCAGGATACCACTAAGCAGCCGCCTATTGCGCTGACCGGACGCGGTGCATAGATCGTCCCGGCCCGTCCGCCGCTGCCGCGCCTTCACCCTCTGCCAGAGATCATCGGGCACAATGCGGAGATCGGGAGCCTCGAGTATTAGCCATTCGCGCTCCGGCATGTCTCGCCAAACCCGGCGTCCATCCCGCTCCGGATGCCTCAGCCAGGTCCGGCGGTTCCAGATGACGCGCCCGGAGTACTTCTCATTGTTGAGGATCCCCGTCCCATGCTTCCGATCGCCAGCGATGGCCGTCGCGCACCAGGTGCGCCGTACCCCTTCCCGGTTCCGCCACCTCTCTGCCGGCGCCGGGACGGCCTCCGCGTTCAGTTGCCCCGCGATCTGGCGAGGTGACGCCCCATTGACATAGAGCTCGAAGATCCGCCGCACCACGCCGGCCTCGAGTTCGTGGATCACATGCTCGTAGCCGACGATCCGGCCCGTGCCCTCCGGATCCCCCGGACGGTGCTCGTGGATGGGCCGACTGCGGTAGCCGTAGGCGGCGCCGCCGACGTGATGCAGCGCCTTCACATGCTCTCGCATCCGGCTTCGGGTCCGGTGGGAAAGACTCTTTGTCTCGGCGGCGGCGGTGAAGCCGTGCACCATCACCAGGGCGTCGGCCGCCTCCGGCGAGGCCAGGGTGTCTATCCCATCCTGGATCGCCCGGAGGTGGACGCCCCAGAGGGGCAGCCGTTCCATCAGGCCGGCCTGTTCACTGACCCGGCGGGTGAGGCGGGAAAGCTCGTCCACGAGGATGACATCGAACTCCCGCCGGCGCGCCCGGGCGAGCATGTCCTGGTAGCCGTGTCGGCGGAGCGTCACCGTCCCTGGGGTCTCCGCGTCCGAGAAGACCGCGGCCTCCTGCCAGCCGCGGCGCTCGATCTCGCGCCGGCAACTCGTGATCTGAGCGTCGAGGCTCAGGTCAGTCTGCCGATCGCTTGAGAACCGGGCGTAGATCGCCGCTCTCATGCCTCTCCCGTTGCGGTTGGTCGTCTTCCGAGTCTGCCGCCGCCAGCACCAGTTCCGCGAGCGCGTCCTCGAACCCTGCCACCACCTCCTCCGGCAGGGCGTTGAGGATGACCCTCGCTCGCGGCGTCCGTCTCACCGCCGCCCCTCCCTACTCAGGGCCACCATGGCGATCGCCCCGGCATCGAGCACGTGGCCATCGTCCGTCGGGATCCGGAGCGCCCGCTTGACCGCCCGGCCGACCTGCTCCTTCGTCGCCCGCCCGTTCTGAGTCACGGCCAGCTTGATGCTCGCCGGCGCGTACTGCACCAGGATAACGCGCCGCTCCTGGCAGAGCTCCTTCACGATCGCCGCCTTCTCCCGCTGGCCCATCCCGATGCTCGGCCGCGGATCCCAGCGGCCGGTCCAGGGACGCTCGGTGGCCACCACGCCGACCTCGAACTCCTCCAGCGTGCGCTTCACAATCGCCCGCAGGCCCTTGAGGTCAAGGCCCTTCGCGAGCCGCCGCCAGTGGAGGACCGAGCCGAGATCGCCGTTGGGGGCGAGCACCACCAGGCCGCCCGGTCCGCCGAGGTCAATCCCACAGATTCTCACGATGGCCACCCTCGATCATATGAACAGGGCCGGTTGCCCATCATCCTCGCCCTCGTCCTCGGGATACGGCCTGTCCCGGCTGCACCACCACTCGAAGCAGGCCTCCGGGCTGGCGAACCGCCGCCGCGCCTCGCGGAAACCATGGAACCCATCCTCGCCGCACCGTGCCCACCCCCGGCAGAAGGCCCGTAGGACGTTTGCCCAGATGCGCGGCCAGCGCGCCTGGCTTCGCTCCACCTGGCGTTCAAATGGGCAGCAGGTGCATCCGATCCGCTTCCACCCCTCGTCATAGAGCGAACAGTACGGCAGCAACTCAGCGTGAATGAACCCCCAGACCTCACCGGTAGTCCAGTCCCGGATAGGGTTCACGAAGACCTTATCGGGATGCCTCAAGCAGACTTCTACTTGGCCGCGCCGGGCCCGGTTTGCGCTCTCCTCGGCCCGTATCCCAGTCAAGACTACATGGCCGCGGCCCCCGCTCTCCTTGAACTCCTCACAGCACCACCTCCGCAGCCTCGTCGGAAACCCCCGTTGCTCGACCTGCCAGTAGAAGGTATGCTCAGGCCTCATCCAGCCCACCTGCGGGTACTCGCGCCGAATGAACTGCACCAGTTCGGGCGGGTCTATGGTCGTCAAGTTGTAGTGCGCGTCGAACTTCACGCCGGCCATCTCTGCCAAGCGATAGAGCACCACGCTATCCTTGCCGCCCGAGAAGGCCAACCAGTACCCCTCTGGCGGCTCATACTCGCGCAGGAGCGCGATACTCTGCTCCGCCATACTGAGGCCGGAGAGGTTTACCCTCACAGCGTCACCCTCAACATCCCGTCCGGCCCCGGGCCGGGCCACGCGTCTTCACGCAGATCACCAGCAGATATTCGCGACCACACCTATCGCAGGTTCCCTCTTTCGCCCCGATCGTCAGCACCACTGATTTGCGGTCGCACTCGCACTGGACTAACACGCCAGCCACCGGGCCCAGTCCAGTGGCTCCTGGGACCATGCCCGTCTGCCAGCGGTGGCCGTAACTGCTCCAGTGTTCCGTCTGCCGGGGCGCAGGCCCAAGAAGCGGAGCATCGCTCAGGTGGATTAGGGCATATCCTCCGCGACCGCCCCGCCCCCTGATCCCGATCCGCCGCAACTTGTCCAGAATTATGAGCCGCTGCCGAGCGCGTTCGTAACTGATTCCCAGCTTCTCGGCCACCTCCCCGATGGTATAGCAACCGGCCTTGACCGCGGCGCGAGCCGCCTCCAGATCGGCGATCTTCTTCGCAAGGCGCGGCATCACTTGGCCAGCTCCGCCTTCCGCTGGGCCAGTCTCTTGGCGGACCAACCGAATCGCTTCGCAGCCATCTCCAGGCCGCGCAACTGCTGGGCCGCCCGCTTCTCTGGCGTGGAGCCCCGGCCAGATGCTGCGCCTGCCGGACCCGAACCCGCGCCGCGCCGCGGGATCTTCACCCCGAGCGCCTTCAGGTCAACCGTCCGGCCGGCCTCGGCCTCTTCGATCGCCACCTCCAGCGCCTCGACGCGGGACTCGGCCACCGCCTTCGCCGCCTTGAGGGCCGGCAGGACGCGTGCCTTCGCCTTCTCGGTCTTCTTCCTCTCCCGCGCCGCCGCCCGGGCCTTATGTGCGAGGGCGGTCAGTTGCGCCGCGGTCATGCTCGCGAAAGGGATCGGCTTCTCTTCCGGCTTCTGTTCCTCTGCTCTCATCGGTCCTCGCTCCTCTGCCGGCCTATCCGGGCGCGCGTTGATCAATCCGGCATCCAGCCGCTGCTTCACTCGTGCCGCGGTCGCCATCACCGCCTCGCGGGTCGGGCGGTCCAGGGATGTGAGGAAGGCCCTCTCCCCCTTCGCATAGAGCAACGCCAGCACCGGGATGCAATTGCGGGAATCCGCGTCCGCCTCCCGGGGCGCGGCGCAATCCCTCGGCATGGTGGTGCCGGTGATATCGCAGGAGGTCTGCCCGTCGTTCTGCGATCTCAGGTGCTTGCAGACCGCGACTGCTGGTGTTGCTGTCATGTCTCCCTCGCCTCTGCTATGAGTGGTGCAATCCGTCCCGCCTTCAGCTCCGTCAGAAAGCCCGCGATCTCGCGCAGGCAACTGGTCGAGAATACCAGATCGCCGAAGGTGTCCGGCGAGAACACCCACTGCCGCCAGGCCGCATAGTGAGAGATGCTGCCGAGGAAGACGCCCTTGCTCCGGCTGAGTATCTGCCACTCCCGGCGGGCCTCCCGCCAGCGGGCGATCATGTACTTGCCGAGGTCGTGGTCGGCCATCATCCCTCCCGCCGCGGGCCGCCCAGGATGCCCTGAGCATACTCTGATGCCCGCTCGATATCCGCGTCGCTCAGGCCGTGCCGCCGCAGGGTGGCCTCAACATCGGGGTGCGGGCTGAACTCGATCTTCTTCGCCTGGGCGAGCGCGCAGTCTATACAGATGCAGGCATCATGGTGCACGGTGGCGTCAACCCATACCTCGGCGCCACACGACTGGCACCGCTCGCGGTTGCACGGGCAGTATGGCACCGGCAGGCGAGCTACCGTCCTACAGACCATGAGGATTTCCGGCTTCTCATCCGGCTGCGGTTGCTCCATCACACCGCCTCCTGAAACAGCGTCTCCTGGGGATGCTGCGCCGCGTCCAGGGCGCCCCAGAAGTTCGCGAAGATGGTACTCAGCGTCATCTGCGTGTGGGCGGTGGCATAGACGCTCCACTGGCGCGTCTCGGGATCGTAGCTCCGCTCACCCGCCGGGATCTCGGCCTTGACCGCCTCGAGCGCGGCCTGCCAATCGTCGCCCGACCAGGTGAAGCGGATCTCGAACTCGCCCCCGCCCAGGTCCTCGATCCCGAAGATTCGGATGCGGCAGCGGGTCATGCCGCCTTCCGCGTCTTCGTCTTGCCCGCGGCGCGCCCAGCGGTCTTGTCCTTCGCGACCTTCTTCGCGGCCTTTGCCAGCTTGGCTTTCTCTGCCGCCGCGGCCTCGGCCGCCACCTGCTTGGCGATCTTCTTCGGATCCTGGCCGAAGAGCGCCAGCGCCCGATCGCATTGCTCCAGGCCCTCGGCCCACCCGTAGCCGTAGAGGATCCGCAGCGCCATCCGCACAAGGAGCCGGGCGCGGTCGGCCTTGTCCAGCCCCTCTGCGTGCTTGGCGAGCGCCTCGCCATAGTCGCGGTATCCGCGCTGGTTCTTCTCGACCGCCAGGCTGAGGTCGCAGCAGATATCCTCGACGTGGTCGGATTCCATGCGCTTGAGGACCGCGTCGGTGATGACACCGAGCTCACGGGGGCCCAACCCGATCACCTGGTCCACCGCTGCCGCCCGTGCCCGCCGGTAGGTCTCGCGCTTCTGGGCCTCCGCCTCGTTCCGTTTCTTCTCCGCCGCGATCTCGCTCGCAGAGCGCCGGTAGCCCGAGCCGCCGCGCCGGTGGACCTTGCAGGCGGAGGTGGTGCAGATCTGGACCTCGCGCCCGATATCATTGCCGGCCACGATCACCGCCGGCCTGGCGTGGTCACAGATGCTCTTCTTTCCCTCGATCAGCGCGTACTCGTGGCTCCGCAAGGCCCCCTTGGGCATGTCCCGATCATAGGCCCAGCCCTTCACGATCCGTTCGGGCTTCTGGCCCCTTGCCTCGATGGCAGCCAGGCGGGCCGCGATCGTCGCGGCGACCTTCTCCCTCCAACAGGCGGGGTCGGTGCAGCAGTCGTGCTTCTTGACCTCGGGGAAGAGCTCGGGGGCGGCGCCGGTGCGTTTGGTACAGGTCATGCACGCGCCGGCCGGCGGGTGGAGGTCCGCGTCCGATGGCTTGAACGGGGCGCCCGAGAGGGCGAGCAGGATCGTGCGGTGAATCCAGTCGCCCAAGTCGCGGACCGAGGTCACATAGCCGCCGCCTCTTACACACGTCTGCAAAGCGGCCTGTTGATCTGCCGCCTGCAGCCGGGCGATCAGGATGGCGTGACCGGCGGTGATCCTCTCCTCCCAGAACGCCTTCTTCCCCTCCGGGATGAGGTCGGTCAACTTGAGCCGCTGGTAGACGTAGCTCGCCGACTTGTCCACCTTGGCGGCGATGCCGGCGACATCGTACCGGCCCGTCTCCATCAGCGCCCGATAGCCCTCCGCCTCGTCCAGCGGATGCACGTCCTCCCGCTGGAGGTTCTCGATCAGCTGCACCTCCAGCACCTGGTCGTCGGTGAGCTCCATCACGCGGACGGGGAGCCGTTTGAGGCCGGCTGTCTTCGCGGCCCGCGCCCGGCGGCTCCCGGCCACCACCTCGTAGCGGCCATCCTTCCCGACCTGACGCACCAACAGCGGGACGAGGACGCCCTGCTGCTTGATGCTCTCGACGAGTTCCGCCATGCCGCGCTCGTCGTAGTGGCGGCGCGGGTTCGTCTGCGACGCGATCAGCTTTCCGATCTCCACCGTCATGAACTCAGGCACACTATCTCCTCTCCCCCACGAACAGAATCTCCGCCGCCCGCAGTCTGCCGGAGGCAGACTCCTCGATCAACCCGTTTCTCCTCAAATCCCCGAGGTAAGTCCCGAAGGTCCCGCCGGTCACCGCGAAGTCCGTCCGCTCCGCCAGGTCCGCGCGGCTCATGCCCTCGGGGTGGATCGCCACCAACTCATCGAGCATCCGGCGGGCGCCCGCCCGCAGCGCGCCTCGCCACGTTTCCAGGATCTCGTCCGGCCGCATGGGACGCGGGGCGATGTGATCGCAGCCCGCCAGGCCCTCAGCGGTAATGCTGACCTCCCGGCTGCCGAGCTCGATGTAGCCGGCGCGTTTGAGATCGCCGAGGTAGGCGTTGTAAGTGCCGCCCCGCGGGGCGAAGCGGCTGAGAGTGGCGAGCTGGCTGCGGGTCATCACCATTGGATGGTGCCGGGCGAGCGTCTCCAACATCCGGCGGGCGCCGGCGCGGAGGTGAGGACCATCATTGTCAACTTTTCGGTCAACTTTTGCAGACGAAATGACGGGGCGCGGAAAGGCCATGGGGGGAACCCGGGCCGCGTCGAGGGTCTCGTAGTCACGGCCAGCGAAGTGGTTGAGGATTGTCAGGACTGCATCGCCGGCTTTCGCGACTGCCTCCAGATCACCCATCCCATCGAAGGCTGCGCTGATCTGGTCAAGCGCCCCGGCCAGGTCCTGTCGCTCCCGCTTGAGGTCGCCGAACGTTCGCTCCCAGTCCGCCTCGCGCTTCCGGATCTCCGCGTCGGGAACGCCTCCCGCCTGTTTGATCGCCGCCGCCTCGAGCCGCTTGACCTCGCGGCGCAACTCGCCGATGGTCTGCACCAGCCGGACCCGTTCGTTCGCCTCCTCCTCCTGATCGCGGGAGATATGGTCGAGCTTATCCAGTACGGCCTTGATCCGAGCGGAGGGCGGCGGCGCCGGCGCGGCCAGCTGGCCTCGCCCGATCTGCGGATGTTTGGTCTGCACCGCTCCGACCCGGAAGAAGCTGAGGGCCTGCGGCTCGAAGGCCATGCCTATCGAGTAGAACGTGCCGGCCGGCAGGGTCATCAGCCCCCGATCAATCTCTCTCGCTCTATCGCGGGAAACCGCCAGCATGTCCAGCGCCCGGGCCCGGTCCACATCCTGCACCGTTCGGCCAACCATCACGTTGCCGCATTCGGCCGCCGCGTCCTTGTCGAGCTTGGCGATGCGCTGCGTGGCCAGCACGGCGGCGAAGCCGCGCTTGCGGCCCCGCGCCAGCAGGTCAATCACCGCCTCCGCCGACTCGGCCTCGCGCTTCTGGGGGCAAAAGGAATGTGCCTCATCAATCACCACCAGGGCGGGATGCCACAGCGCTTTCGGCGCGTTCACCAGGGACTCGAGGAAGAGCCGCACGAACCGCTTGCGCTCGCCGACCGGGAGTTCGTAGAGATCGCAGATCACATTGCACTGCAGCTCCAACACAGAGCGGGCCAGGGCCCCGGCCTCCTGGGGTTTGGCCGCCCGGTCGCCGCCCTTCCCGATCAGCACGTAATCGAAGTGCTCGCGCAGGGAGGCGAACTCGCCCTCGAGGTCGAGCACGATGTGCTGGACCTGCCCGTGCGTCTGCCCCAGGAGCAGGCGGAGCGTCCAGGATTTGCCGCCGCCCGCCATCGCCTGCACCAGCAGCCGCGTCGCAATCAATGCCGGCACGTCCAGCCGCAACGGCCCACCGCCCTCGACCAGCCTCCCGATCTCGACCGCGTGGGGCATCACCGGTTGGCCTCCCTCTCCTCTGCCGCGATCAGCTCCCGCGCTCGCTCGGCCACCGCGTCCCAGGCCGTTTGCACCGCCACATCGTAGCGGCGGGAGGGGATCGGCAAAGCTCCGAAGCGCCGGAGGATGCTATGATACCGAGAGCGCAACAACGTTCCTATGCGACGGTCGGTCATGGAATTGGCCTCCGGCGGTAATCTCCCGCCCCGATCCGCACCACGAAGCAGGCCTCGTAGAGCCGGCTCACTACTCGGCCCCCGAGGCGATCCGTCAGCTCGTCGGCGCCGAGGTCCGTGGTCGCGACCAGCGGCCGGCCCGCCTCGATCCGCCGATTCAGCAGGCGGCACATCTCCTCGCAATCCCAGCCGCCCCGGCTCGCGGCCGCGGCGCCGATGTCGTCGAGCACCAGGAGATCAACCTCGCTCATCGCCCACCGCAGCCAGTCCGGGTCGGCCGCCTCCTCCTCCGCCGGCCGGGAGAAGGATCGTCGTAGCGCGCCGAGGTAGTCAGCGAACTCCACGAACAGGCCGGTGCGGGCCGCGTCCGATTCGATCACGCGGTGCAGGATCGCCAGCGCCAGGTGCGTCTTCCCGCAGCCGTTCTTCCCGCAGAGCAGGAGGCCCCGGGCCGGTTCGGTCGGCGCCTCGATCATGCGGCCGGCGAACCGGCCAGCAGCTGCCAGCGCGTCAGCCGTTCCCTCCACCAGAGCGAATGTGTAGAATGTCCTCGTCGCCCGGTGCGGCGAGGCCAGGCCGGCCTTCTGGATTCGCTCGCGGAGGTGGAGTTGCGCGCTCCGTGCCCTCGCCTCGGCCTCGTGCTGCAGCCCCTCGCCCTCCGCGCAGCCGGGGCAGAGCCGGTTGATGTGCCAGCGGGGCCGCTTTGAGATCGGCAGCCAGATCGGGCGGACCTGCGCTCCGCAGAACTCGCAGAGGCCGGCTTCCGGACGCGTGGCAGGATCCGGCTGGGGCAGGGATTCTCCAACCCGCGTCAGCCTACCAGCCTGTCGGATTCGCCTTGCGTCTTCCCGTTGCGGATCGTCCATGGGTATACCCTCCGTCGAGTGCGGCTCCGAGGCCGTTGATCATGCTCTCGGAGCAGAAGAGCTTCAGGCTGTGGCCCGACTTGGCGACGAATGGGTCCTCCGATGCGAGGTAGGCGGCGAAGAGCACGTGGCAGCGGTCCCGTCCGAGCGCCTTCTCCCGCCTGGCGATCAGCGCCCCGCAGGCCGCCGGATCTATCACCAGGCAGCGCTCCAGGACCCGCTTCGCCTCGTCGTGGTAGTGCTGGAGAGGGCCTTTCGTCGGGCGGGCGCAGAAGGGGCAGCCGGCAGCTTTCGCGCCGGCCCCTTCCTCCTCCACTTCCTCCTCATATTCCTCCTCCTCCTCTGTGGCACCAGATGGTATGTCAGATGGTGCGCCAGATCGGAGGCCAGTTCGTCCGCCAGAACGTACGTCAGTGGTGCCGGCAGGAGGGGCAGGAAGTTCGCTCGGGATGTAGCGGTCGGCGCGGGGTTTGGGCTGGTGCTTCCGCCACTTCCGCCAGGCACCATAGCGGGATCCGACCTCGCCCTCGTAGAGCACGATGAAGCCATATCGGTCCATGCCAGCGAGGAACCGAAGGGCCCGGGCGGCCGCCCGGGGATGGTGGGGGAAGCACTTGGCGCCGGCGACTTCGGCCAGGAAGCGGCCATCATCGTCGGAGTTGGTGATCAGCCGGTCGAAGAACATGCCGGCCCAGGGACCATATTCCTTCACGAAGGCGGCCACGGTCGGCGAATCACATAAGCGTCTCCTGAGAAACCGTCCGCCGAAGGCCTTCCTTGGTTCTGCCACTGCCTCGCCCCGATCTCTGCTTTGCTGTGAACTCTGGACAGGTCAGCCCGTACTTCCCACGCTTACATTCCCACCGCGCGCACCGCCGCGTCGCCGGGTCGCGGTGGGCACAGTCGCCGCATGACTTGTCGGTTGGGCCGCGGATGGAGCTCATGCCGTCGCCTTCTCGTCGCATACGAACGGGTCGGAGGAAGCCGGGGTGCCGTTCGCGAATTGCTCCGCCTCTTCCCGCGTGCCGAATCGGCCCCGGCTGATCCGCACGCCGTCGCCAGGGAAGATCCCGCCCGACCGCGACCGGACGCAGACGTGAAAGTGCAGGCCCCTCCGCCGCAATGTGGCCTCGGCCGCGCGCTCCTTCTTCCGCGCCGCGGCCTCCTCGCGCATCTGCTCTCGTCTCGTGGGCCGCGCTATGGTCTCGGAATCGGTCACGGGATCAGCCTCTCTCACGCCAGTCAAGGGAGCGGCCCGGCCTGCGGTCTCCTGTGCAGTACGTGCTCCGGCCTTACTCGTGCATTTCCACCCTCGCGTGGGATGGCGCATGATGCCTCCACTGTCAGCCACAGGGTGCCGGGCCGCCCCCATCTGGTTTGTTACGCCTCGCCCTGGTCGGATTCGGCCGGCGGCACGTCCTTCTTGCACTCGCCCGCTGGCTTCTCGCCGCACTCCTCCGTGGGCTTCACCTCTCCACTCGGGTCCTCGCAGGTCGGCTCGGCCTTCTTCTCCTCAGTCTCGCATGGTGCGCTCACCTCATCACCTCCTTCGGGTTGGCCTCCCGCAACCGGGAAGCCGGATAGATAGCGCCCCTCCTTGCAGAGGGTGCAATCGTCGCCCGCCCGCGCGGTCGCCACCTCCTGCGGCTGGCGACAGTTCGAGCAGGTAAGCGGGATCACGCCCTCGATCGCCAGCTCTCCGTCCAGGCAGAATCCGCAGATACTACCCGGCTCCGCGCCCTCGGTGCGCACGATCTTCCGGCAGGCGGGATTGCGGCAGGCGATCATGTCCACCGGCTCGGGCGCCGGCGCATCGCTCAGGGGCAGGGCCTGTTGATCGGCCGGGATCGCGGCTGGCGCTTCTTCAACCGGGAAGACCAGGCCGACATTGACGGTCCGGCCCTTGCGCGTAACGGACTCCTGGTGCAGGGCCCACGGATCGGCGACGTTCGGGCTCAGCGCGACGCTGAGTTCGCCGTCCGCGTTGAGCGATGCGCCCTTGAACTTCGCGGAGAAGCGGATCGTCGCCTCCTCCTCCGCCTTCTGCTGCCGCCGCAGGGTCTCGACCCGGCCCAGCACATCGGCCACGTGTGCATCAAGCGCGCAGCAGACCGAGCCGTCCGATGAGATGTGGGGGCAGACGAAGGCCGGCAGTCCCGCCTCGGGCCAGTGCGCGGCGGGGATCGTCTCGGCCACGATCAGCGCCATGTTCGCGAGATCAATGAGGCACTGGACGAACCGGGGCATATCGTCCGATAGGATGGCCTTGTCCATCTGATCTATCTGCTGGCGTAGCGACATCAGCACCCGGCCCCGATCCTCGATGGTGAATCCCCAGCCCTTCTCCTCGTTCGCCTTCAGCTCTTGCTGCATCAGCCCCGCCCACCGCAGCAGCGCCGTCGCCCGGTCCGGGTGCGATACCACCACCGGCTCCGCCTCCGGATCCTTCTCGGCCGCCTTCTTCCCGCGCTTCCTTGGCATCCTCGCCTCCTAGATCAGTCTCGGCTGCTGCGGAGCGGGCCGGCCTCCCGGCGGTGGGTCAGCCAACCCGCCCCGCAACTCCGCTCGTCTCCGCTCGACTTCCAAGCCAGTCCGCGCGAGGTGCGGCTGGAGCTCCGGTGCCAGCACGACGCGGTACTCGTGCTGGTCCTGCCCGGGGATGGGCCGGCTCTCGATCACCATGCCCTTCGCCCGGAGCTGGGCCAGCGCCGAATCGTGCGACCAGCCGCGCTCGCCATAGGCCTCATGGAGTTCCTGGCCGGTCACCCAGCGGCCCGGCACGGCGAGGAGGCGGTTGGCGACGCGCCAGAGCTTGCTGCCCGGGCGCGCCCAGCGGGAGGGATCGGCCAGGGATGGCCGGGAGATCACCCTCATGTGCCCGCTTGCCGGAATGAACCCTCGCCGCATCGCCTCGCCTATCTAGGGGATCGCGCCGATCACCCGAAGGGCCTTCAGGATCGCCTCCTCGGGGATCACGTCGTCGAGCGCCTTGGTGATGGCCGGGAAGCCCGCCTTCACCTTGCTGATTGCCAGTGCCGGAAGGGCCTCCGCCTGCTCCACGATCCGCGCCCTGATGTCGGCCGGCATGTCCGCGGGAAGCAGCGCGACCAGCGCGTCCGCGCCGACCTTCAGTTCGGCCTCGGCCTGTCGCAGGAAGTCCTGCACATCGCCGGATGCCTCTCCGATCGCCGCGGCCGCGTCGTAGTCGTTCGCCTCCAGCGCCTCCAGGAAAGGTACTGCCTGCGGGCACTCCCGGCGTAGGTAGTCCTTTACTCCTTCGATGTCCAATGCCCGGGAAATCCAGCTCATGCTCTCTCACCTCCCTCCCGTGTTCCGACTTGTCTGCTCATATCTCGCCTTTTAGAATCGTCGGTCCCGTCCTCGCCCACCGCCACACACTTCGGCCGGCAGGTCACGACGACGCGGCCCGTGCCGTTGTCCGCGAGGGCCCGCACCACGCGGCGCCGACCAAGCCGCGGTTCGGGGCAAGCCATCAGGCAGCGTGCGCTCTGGCCGTCGGGCATGAGCGGCGTATCGGCGTGCTGATCCGGCAGGTTGACCCAGACGCAGAGCCGCTCTTCGCTCAGCGGCTCGTCGAGCAAACCCTCCCGCGGCAACCGCGCGCCGCAGGCGAAGCGGAGAAGGTAGGGCATCAGCGCGCTTCCTTCTTCGCGAGGTCCGCGGGCTTCAGTGTGTGCGCGTACCGCTGGCAGGCCGCGACTAACCGATCCGCCGCTTCATGGTAGACCTTCCGCCGGAGCTTCGGCCCGGCGTATCGCACGCCGATCGCGATGCCGAAAAGCTGGCTCTCCGCGAGTCGGTAGGAGGTCACATAGGCGAACGTGTCCCGACAAAGCCGGAAGCCCGCCGCCTTGAGATGCTTGCGCTCCTGTGCCTTCGTCATGGCGATATCACCTCCACCCGACTCCCCTCCGGCCCTTTGCTTACCTCGATGCGCGTAGGAAACGCGTCCCTGAGTGCCTCCAGGTGAGAGATGCACAGCACCGTGCCAAACCGCTCGCTCACCTTGCCGAGCGCCTCCACGAACTGCTCCTGCCCGCGCTGATCGAGCGGCGCCGCCGTCTCGTCCAGTACCAGCATCTCGCACCGCGCCCCGGCCCGCCGCGCCATCAGGGTCGAGAGGCCGATGCGCAGGGCCAGGTCGACGCGCATCGCCTCGCCGCCCGAAAACGTCTCGTACAGCCGCGGGCCGCGCTCGTCGAGCACCACCACCTCGAGGGTTTCGCTGAGGCTCTTGCCCGAGGTCTCGCGCTGCGTCCGCAACTCCAGCGCCATCTGCCCATCGCTCAACGTCTCCAGCACCTCGTTCGCGGCCTCCTCCAGTTCCGGCACCGCCCGCTCGATCAGGAGGGCCGGGATACCGCCCTTGGAATAGGCCCCATCCCGCGAGTTCCCGAGGATCTTGAGGAGATTCAGCCGCCGGTCCGCGTCGGCGATGTCCCCGGCCAGCCGCTTCGCCTCTTCCGCCGCGGCCTGGGCGCCGGCGAGCTGCTCGGTGAGTTGGCCCCGCCGCTGCTGCGCCGCCTCGATCTCGGTTCGCAGGCGGGCCAGTTCGGCCTTCGCGGCGGCCGCCTGCCTGTCCGCGGCGGCGAGTTCTGCGGCCCAGTCGCGCTCCGGGTCGAGGGTGGCGGTCAGTTCCCGCACCTTCTGGGCCAGTCGGTCCGCCTCGGCCTGCGCCGTCTGCAGGTCCGCCCGCGCCTGGGGCAGCAGGGCAGCCTGTGCGTCTATCCGCGCGAGGTCGGCCTGGAGCTTCTGGAATCCGGCGGCCCGAGTATTCGTCTCAGCATGTCCGGCCGGATCATAGGCGATGGCGTCGTGCTGCGTTCTCAGCGCATCGCGCTGGGCGATCAGGTCGGCGCCCGGGGTCTGCCGTCGCAGTTCGGCCAGCCGTTCCCCATCTTCGAGGCCAGGGGTCCGGCCCTCGAGCCAAGCGAGGTCGCGCCGGTGGGCAGGGAGCGCCTCCCGCGCTTCGCGCGCCTGGGCGATCAGCGGGCAGGCGTCCACCAATGGCGTATTGCCCGCCGCCGCGCAGGGGACGGAATCGAGGACCTCGGCCTGCTTGGCCAACTGGGCGATGGCCTGGCGGCGGGAGGCGATCCCGTCGGAGTGCTTGCTCTGCGCCGCTTCGATCCGCTGCTCGATCTCCTTGATTGCTGCCGCGTGCTCGCCCTTCGCCGCCTTGATCTGCTCCCCGAGCGTGCGTCCCTCCCCGGCCAGCCGTTCCCGCTCCTGCCGCGCTGCCTCCATCTCCGCGGCCTCGGACGCCGCGGCTTCCGCTGCTTTCAAGTCAAATAGCGTCTCGGAACGGAAGGCCACGATCTTCGTGATCGAGGACACGCGTTCCGCGATTACCGCCCGGGCTTTGGCCGCGGCACTCGATTGGCGGTCCGCCTCCATCAGTCCCGCCCGCGCCGCCCTATCGGCCGCCTCTTCGCTGATCAGCCGCTCGCGCTCGGCCTGCGCGGCGGCTAGGTCGCTCTCGCAATTGAGCAGGCTGCCCTGCAGGCAGTCGATGTGGCCGCCGAGAAGGCCCAGTTCGCTCTCCAGCGCGGTGGCAGTGAGGCCCTGAGTGTATAGCCGCGCTCGGACGCTCTCCTGGTCGTCTCGGCGAGCCTGGAGATCCCGCCCCATCTGCCGCGCCGCGTCGGCCCGCCGCTCCCACGCGCCCAGGTCCAAGATGTCGCCGAGGACCTGCTTGCGGTCGGCCGGTTTCGCGCGGCTGAAGGCGGCCGCGTTGCCCTGGATGCTGAAGGCCGTCATCCGCAGGAGGTCGGCGGTCATGTGGAGGGTCTGCTCAATGCGCTTCTGCGTCTCCACGATGGTCTTCCCGTCCAGCACTTCGGGCCCGGCAGCGGTCAGCCGTTGAAACGAGAGGACCGTGCTCCCATTCCCCTTTCTGCTGCGCTGGCGGGAGACGAGAAAGACCTCATCGCCGAGTGAGAACTCGAACTCTACACGCCCGACCAGCTCGCCGTCGGAGATGATGCTGTTCGCATCGCCCCGGGTCTCGCCGAAGAGGCAGTAGAGTGGAGCGTCTGACGCTAGTGTGCTCTTGCCGTTGCCATTGCCGCCGCTAAGCACCGCGCAGGCGATCTGGGAGAGATCCAGGGAGTGCAGGCCCCGGAAAGAGTGCACATTTTCGAGGAGGAGACGACGAGGTTTCATCTATCCCTCCTGTGGCGATTCAGGTGGCAGCGGCGGCAGAGGGAGATGAGATTCGCGAGATCGTTGTTGGCATCCGGCCCTAAGCGACCAGTCCGGTCTATATGGTGGACGGTGAGCCTTCGGGGACGCTTCTCGGAGGCAGACGTGCCGCAGTCCACGCATCTGTAGCCGTCGCGTTCTAGGGCCAACAAGTCGTTGCCCGAGTAGAGTCTCCTAGAAGCAGCCTGGGCATTGAGAGCATTCATTCTGTCTCGATGCTGCTCGTGATACCTCTTCCCGCAGACCGCGTGTTGCTGTCTCCGTTCGGGGGCCTCATGATACCGTGTCCGTTCATAGCAGGCTTGGCACATCCCCCGGCATACCGCGGTGGCTCGCCTGCAGGCGGAACATGGCCCCCCGTTCACCGTGCGGTAAGCATTATGCTGGCACGGTTCGCTGCAGTACTTCTTCCCTCTGCGAGACTGAGAAGCCGTGATCCAGAAGGGTGCGCCGCATGTTGCACAATTGATCCGCGAACTTGTCGGTGCCCGTCGCCGCACTGCGCTAGTGGTCACGCCTCGCCCCCTCCCTCGCCCTCCGGTCCCACCTTGCCGGCCAGCGCGTGGGCCTTGCGAAAGTCGCCCACCGTGAACGCGAACACGTCCTGCCGCGCCTTACCGGGCCACGGGCAGAGGACTTCAACATCGTCGGAGAGGCACAACAGGGGACCCTCGTGGCGGATCATGCGCCATTCGCCCCCGATCCGCACCACGCAGGGCGTCATAGGCCAGCTCGAGTGGGCCAGCAGTTGCAGGCGGAACAGGTCCGCCGTGTCGTGGCGGAGGCTCCGGGATTCCTGGTCGCTCATGTCGTCCCCCCTCCTCCCAGTGCCCCCTCCACCCGGATCGCCTCGGTCACCAGCGCGTCTGCGATCGGGTGAAGATCGGGCTTCGTCTCCAGCCAGGCGCGCAGGGCCTCGGCCGCGCTCATCTCGGAGGATACTGCGCTCTCCCGCCGGCGCTGGGTCTCGGCGCGACCTTTGATCACCCGTGCCTCGAAGGCGCCGGCCGCCTCGATTGCCCGCCGCGCATCCTCGACCGTCAGCCAGGATGCGGCCGGGATTTCCAACCGGACGATGGCCCCCTCTGGAATCGGTTCGCACTCCACATCGGTCGAACCGTCATCCCTGACTTGGAAATCCTCCGCGGTCAGCGTCACCAGCCGGCGGTAGGGCGTCTCGATGAACTGGCCCTCCCACCCGTTCGGCCCGCTCTGCCAGTCAATGTAGCCCTTGGCCTCGTCCTGTTCGCCGAATCCGGTAGCCTCGGGGGAGCCGCAGTAGCCTATCCAGGGCGACTCCTGGACAGTCTGGTGCCGGTGATAATGGCCCGCCAGCACCAGGTCGAAGCCGAGAGCCGCCACCTCGTGGAGGTTCAGGGTCCACTCCGCCGAGAGCATGGCCAGCGAGTTCTGCTTGCCGGCCTCTGCGGTGTCGAAGGCGGCGTGCACCAGCAGCAGGCAAGGCACGCCCTCGATTCGCTGGGCGGCGAGCCCCCGCAGGCAATCCATCATCTTCTCCCGCACCAACAGGTTCCGCTGGCCGGGGTCGAGCTTGCGGGCTTCCTCGTCGCGCAGCAGGAGGCCGGCGTTAGGGTAGGGGAGGAGGGCCAATTGCAGCAGGGGACCCGGATAGCTCTCGGCGGGCCGCGCCGCGTGAACGAACCAGCGCTCCGAGAGATCAGGGTCGCGTTCCCAGAACCGCTGATACGCCCACAGCATCTCAGGCCGATCAGTAACCGTCAGTCCTTCGATCCCATGCAGCAGATCCAGCGCGTGCTTCTCGGCCGGCGACCTCGCCGCGTCATGGTTCCCGAGGATGATCACGATCGGCACGCCGCGCCCGAGCGCTGGACCGAACGCCTGCCGGGCCAGCCAGACCTGCGTGGGAGTGGGCCGGCAGCCGAAGGCGGACTCACCGGCCCCCCGCCAGAGGTCGCCTGCGTGCAGGATGATCTGCGCACCACGCTCCAGCGCGTCCTCGATCACGAACCGTGCGCAACGGTAGCGATCCATCATCGCCGCGTTGAGGCCCGTCTCGCGGTCAAGCCGGTCGCCGCTGGGCCCGATCTCCCAGTCGGCGGTATGGCAGAGAATCACGCCGCACCGCCTTCCTCGGCCACCCACAGCTCGCCGGGCATATGCTGGATCACGTCGCGCCGGATGCCATCGAGCATCGGGTCGCTCATGGCGGCCAACTGCTCCCGGGTCCCGGCCCCCCTGGCCGCGAGCCATGCGCGCCAGGCCTTGGTCGCGGTGCTCTCGCTCCCAGAGGGATTGGTGCGGGTGAAGAGCTGGCGGCTTTCGGCCAGGAGGCGCTGCGCCTTGTGGCTGAGGTCGGGCGCTGGGGAAGGGGCGGGGGCAGCATCAGCCGCGGATGCCGCCTCCTGCGACGGTTGCTCCGAGGCCGCCTGCGGACCGGCATAGCCCTTCGGCGGCCGCTGTTGGCAGTAGGAATCATCGGCGAGCTTGGTCGGGCAGGAGTAGAAATCATAGGTCTGGCCCGCCTTCGCGTGGCCTTCCTTGTAATTGCCGACCCGGTGTACCCAGGGAACGTTGTGCACGGGGCAGAGGTCGCCTGGTCCAGGCTGCACCTTTGGCTGACCAGTGCCGGCGGCGGCATTGCCGTCATCGTCATCGGCCGCGATCCCGAGAATCGCCTGCAGGCCATAGCGGCGCGCGTAACTCAGCGCCGAGCCGGCGGACTGCGGGCTCTTGATCTGGTACGGCAGGCTCAGCGTCTGGGCAATGAACTCTCCCGACTCATGTACCAGCATGGTCGTGAGATCTATCGCCCCGATCATCGTCTCCTCGACCGTGCCATCCTTCTCATGCCGCTCGGTGATAGTGCCGAGTTGCTTCGATTCGCCGGGCAACTGGAAAAGGGCGATTCCCTGCTCGACCAGGTGCGGCCGGCATTCCTCGATGATCGAGGTGAGGTCGGCGTATTTCGAGTGGAAGAAGGGATTCTCGGTTTCCTTCTTGACCGGCTTCAGCGCGGCCTGTACTTTCACCACCGCCGCCGCCAGTTTCCCGATCGTCTCACTGCGTTCCATCGGCGCCTCTCGACTTTCCCTGCCGCCCCTTGACGGCCGACCCCGGCCGTGCTAGTCTGGGGCCTACGGCAGAACGGTTAGATAGGGCCACGGCCGGCGTGCCCGCGCCGGCCGCGGCGCGTCTGTCCAGCTCTCTCGCGTGATCCTGGTCCGCGCCGAAGTAGCCTCTGGGGATCCGGGGCCCCAGCAATCCCAACTCGAGGCCGGCGATCCAGTCAGTGTCCATGCCGCCACCTCCTGCTCACCACTTCGAGTCCGAACCCAGGGCGATCATCCCGACCCCGAGTCCGATCGCCGCCAGCGGCCCCCACCAGCGGCCGGTCATCTCGGCAGCGCTCCCGCCCCGACCAGCCGCGAGTAGTCTCCATGCGTCGCCCGGTCCGCCAGCCAGCGGCCGCCCGCGTCTATCGAGATCAGCCACAGCAGGGCGAAGGCGATCAGGGCGAGCCCGATCCCGATCTGCCGCCATCTCCGCCGCCGCCAGCCCGGATCGAACATCGCCCGGGCGTGTCTCTGCTCGTCAGTCCAGAGTGTCATCGTCTCCTCCCTCGGTATGATTGCTCCGGCCCGGCCGGGGAGGTTGCAAGGGGGAAAGGGGTAGCCCCAGCCGGGCCGGTGTTCGACGATCCACCAAGTCTCTTGGTCAGCCTTCTTGTCACAGCCTCAGTATCTGACCGCGTGCCTCCTCGCCGCATGGAATGTGAACCCGGCAATGCCGGGATGCATCCAAGGATGATTGCAGGGCCGGGCCCGGCTTCGGCTGGGCCAGAGGGGGTTTGCCCGGCTTCGAGGACCCGGCCCACTTCGAGATGAGTGCAGCCGGGGCCGCAGGAGAAGAGCCCCGGTGGGCCGGCCCCGGCATTCGAGCAACCAGACACGATAGGAGGATGAGGCATGGCCCCGGCGACAGACTGGAAGCAGGACCTACACTCGGCACTGTAGCCGGCTTTGGACCTGCATGGGCGAGGGTGCCGCCGGG